GGGAACATATACTGTTTGGTTTTTCCCCTCTGGCTTGAGAGGATTTTTGTATGGGATCTTGTGAGGCTCGGATGCCCACTCCAACACATCAGGATGATTATCGCAGTATTGCATAAACTCCCGTTCCCACGAGCTACGGAAGACAATAGGGTAAGTCCCCGTGTATTTGCTTGGGTTCTGCGGGAAGAAAGGCCCTTTCGCTGCTCTAGCCATTATTCGGCTTCACCCACTGGTTCTATGTTCTCTGCTTCAATTCTTAGAAGTCTTGCCTGTTCTGCTTTTACCTCTGATTCTAATCTATTTTTATTTGCCTCAATTTGTGCGTCAAGAGCAAGCCTATTAGCACCACGAGCCGCAGCCTCATCTGCTAATTTCTGATTATCATCAGCAATCTCTGCTAAAGTTTCAGAAAGTCGTTGAGAACGATCAGCAGCAACAAATATTTTATCAGACAAAGTTTTATTACCTGGATTGACCACCTTGGTCGTATTGATAGGAGTAGTTTGACCTGCCGTACCAAGTTGTTGTTTAGTATTGTTCAATGCACTTTGTGTTGCACGGTCCTCCACGCGCTTACTATTTTCTACGGCTCGTTGTTCCGAAAGTGCATTTTCAATTATTTCTCTTCTTTCACTTAGCTTCGCTGATCTCCGTAGAATATCAGCACCCTCTCCACGTGAAAGTCCTTCGGGAGAGATGGTACCTTCATCCAATAGTTTCTGCTGTTCAACTACAATTCGTTGAAGTTCAGTTTGCTTACCCCGTATTGTTCGCGGCAACGGATTAGAAGTTTCTAATGGAGATAGGGGCTCAAGTGGTCGTCTGTTGATATCTCCTTCTTGTGCCAACGCTGCTAACTTTGCAGCACCCTCTTCACGTGATAGGGGTTCAGTATATCCAGCTTCATTAAGAAGATTTTTCTCAGTTTGTTCCAGAGTATCAAATGCGCCAGGACTGGAACCTTGTGTAAGCTCTTGAAGAATTAGTGCATCCTCTCCAGGGAACATTGCGTTGGGGAACTGCGACGCGAGTTCAGTAGGCTGATTTAGTGGAGTGTTGCGCCCATCTCTAGCAATACCATCCTTACGCTGAGTAGCAATCTCTGTTTCAGGAAAGTTACCCAGAATAGCTTCAATGAAGCCACGGATTCTTCCACGATTCTGACCAACTGTAAAGTAATAACTTTCGTACTCAAAGTTGGCAGTCACTCCTATATTACCTGTTCTATCTTCCTTATCCACATTATCGTGATCCCAGGAAGTTATTACAGGGCGGTGGAACCAATAAACGTTAACACCGTCCGGTTCTGTTCCCAAATCATAAATGACAATAGACTCAAAGAAATGACGCATGTCATTTGGCTTCAACCTCATACCAAGTGATGGGCGTTGACCCATCTTAGAACGCACTTCTTCGCCGGTCAGAATGTGTGTGAATTGGTACGAGTTGATTTCATTATTGCCATCAATTCTAGACAAAGTTTCAACACCAGAAATATCCTCGCCTACAGTAGCAAGATGACTATAGAAATGCGTATGCTCTTTCCAAAGAGCCATCACCACTGAAGTAGAATCATCATGGAACGTCATGGATGCAGGCGGGAATTCGATTGTGGTAGGTATCTTAATCCATTTGTTATAAGAACGCAGAGTCTCCACCTTCATTTGAGGTCTTGGGTGGTCTAGAGATCTCAAGTGAGTATAGAGCTTTCCATTTCCATGAATAAAGTCATTGATGTTCGTAATAGGGTTAGTCAGGATTCGTTGATTTATTTGGAATTCCACCAAATACGTGAACTTCATCCGAGGGATGCTGAGCGTGTTGGACCTCGCCCCACCAGGAGCCGAGTTGAAATTCCGCTCATCACTAGCATAGTTAACAAACGGCCAGCCGTTTTCTATGCGTCCTCGGGGTGGTAGATTTATCGCCATATTCAATGCCTCATGTAAATATATTTATCTGACACAGCAATCAACAATCAGGGGAAGTAATGCGCGTTGAAGTACGCCACGATAATGTGGAAAAAGCACTGAAGATTCTCAAGAAGAAACTCTTCGACGACGGAATGATTCGTGAGGTCATGGAACGCAGATATTACGAAAAGCCCTCTGTTACCCGCAGGCGTAAGCGCAAAGAAGCTGTCAATCGTCAGCGAAAGGTAATTGCCAAAGAGCAGCAAAAATGGCAAGAAGCCAAGCTAAAACACCGATAAATAAAAAGGGGACCAATGGTCCCCTTTTTATTCTTATTATGAGGTCGTTTAGAATCCGACGCCGATATTACCACTGAATGGACCGATGCCCAAGCCGAGACCGGCACTACCACTAATTGCTCCACCCGGTCCAATGTTGAGATTGAGCCTTGCAGAAGTAATGACACTGGAAGTCGAGCCAGCGGTTGAGATGCTTCCCTGAGCACCAATACCCGATGCTGCTACACCTGCCTGCGTGACGATCTCGCCCGCTTGACTGAAGACACCCATTCGGAAACCATCTTGGTTGAAGCCGATGACGTTGTCATATCGAAGCGTCAGGCTAATCTCCATAGCCGTAGCATCTTCATAGGTGAGTTCTCCAAGGTCCATACCAGTGATTTGGCAACCGGCATAACACCACTTCTGAATGATGTTTGGGTCTGAGGCTGAACCGCCAGCGGATGCGCCACCTGCGAGAACATCCAAGTCCATTTCGAACTTGTAGTTTTCACCGGCTCTTGACATCGTCTGGTCGAAGAAGTTTTGCTGCTTGGCGACTTGCTCCTGCACACGAATCTGTACCGAGTTGGTGATGTCATCGATGAAAGTAACCGTCAACTCTTGCCATTCGGCTCGGGTGTTGATGTACACCGTGGAAACGTAGGAGTAGAGAGTCTGTGTTTCGAAGGTAAGATTCGGGCGACCCATTCGACGAATCTGACGAGTCAGGTCGTATGGTGCTACTTCACCTGGGGTGCCGAAGTTGAAAAACAACACACGGAATCGGTTGGACAGGATCGGCTGAAGCGATGCTGAACGGTCACCGTTTAGACCTGGAACACCGAAGTTCGCGAGGGAGTTGACTGTCATTGTTATTGTCTCCAAATATCTACGGGGTATTTACCCGGACATAGATATTTAGGGACTTAGTCGCGAACGTTTCCGTAAAGGAAATAAGGCATGGCGTTTTCTATCTGGAGCTTTGGTATCTGAAGCTCATCCAACCCCTTGATATGTCCAATGATGATTTTCATAGGGATGCTGTGAGTACAGATATAGACGTTTTGACCATTGTTGACCAACGGAAAAACGTACTCTTTGCAAAACGGAATGACCCGTTCTTGAACATCCTGCATGGATTCTCCTTGAGGGGGAGCCTCGAAGAAATCCCGCTGCCAGAGCTTATACTTCTTGGGTGGGAATTGCTTGCGGATTTCAGGGTAGGTCATACCCTCCAGGAGCCCCCCAGACCGCTCACGAAGCTCCTCAACGAGCGTCCAGGTATCACGGGGGTGTTGGGTGCCTATAGCATGCCAAGTCGTGTCCTGAGCCCTCTCAGCGTCTGAGAGGAATACTGCATCGAATTTGTAGCCACCCAGGCTAGAATGCAACTCCTTGGCTTGCTCAATCCCCAATTCTGTCAGGGGAACATTCATTTGCCCGGCTTTGCGATTCTCAGCGTTGGCGGTTGATTCTGCGTGTCTAATGAGTACCAGCATTCAATTGTACTTAATTTCGTATAATTCATCATCGCCGGGGTCACGGTTTTCCCAAGCGAGGTTAATATTCTCAAGCATTTTCTCGTTCACTATAGTGTGCTCTTCCATGGTATCCATGGCACGGTCCAGTGCAACACGGGCTTGCGCATCCGTTATGTACTCTTTGACGAAGTCTTCATATGGGATGATTTCTCCCTCGGATTGATGATAGTCACTCCCCTCCGCTATGGGGTCTGACTCAACATTCAGAATGGATACCCGTTTGAATATAACTGCATCAGCATCAGTGTAACCAATCTTTGGGTCTTTAGGAACAGGATTGAAAATGGCTTCAGAGAAAAACTCAATCACAATTTTAGCCTTCTGCGCTTCGTGGGTAGCCTGAGCCTGTATGTAGCACTTCTTCCCCCAACCATAAGTTGGAAGCGTGAACTTTGGTTGAACATGTCCCATCTTGGAAACAATTATATTGAAATCCAATGGTATAGCGGTTAATTGATGCATGCCGGATTTGAATGCCATTTGTCTTTCCCTTATGAATATATACCTCTTTTGCGGCCCAGACAAGAGAAACCCCGTATTAAACCGGGGCTCTCTGCGCTAGGCATGCATCTTGCAAGTCCCCGTTTAAGGGGATGACACTTAGAATGGGAAGGAGTCGCCTGTGTTCAGTACAGTAATTGGAACAAAGATGAACTCGATGCTCTTTGCTGGCTTGATAGCCACATCAACGAACAACTCGTTTCGATCAATTACGTCCGGTGGGTTGTTGCTCTCGTCGCAGCGTACTGCGAAATCGAACAGTGCTCGGAGCGCCTTTAGACCAGCCAAGTAACGCTCAGTAGTAATTTGAGCAGAACGTCGGGTTACCGCATCGTTCAATTCGAATAGGAACGGCTCAAGGAGACGTGCCAAGTCGTACTTCATCTTAGCAACAAGACGTGCAACGTTGATGCGATCCAAAGCAGAGGCAAACCCTTGGTTCGTCTTCTGACCGAATACAACAAGTCCCCGTTGTGGTAAGAACGCAATCGGGTTGATACGGTTCTCATACAGAATGTCACGTTGTGGCTTAGTTAGAATCTTTGGAGCGTAGTCACCCTCATTATTCAAGTTGCCAACGGAGGAAGCGTTGTCTACGCGACCACGGGTGAAGCCTGCTGGTGGGAACCAAGGAGCAGCGACCGAGTCAGAGAAAGCAATTGTTCGTAGAGCAATGTGCGTTCCTGGCTGGAATACATCTTCTC